GACGACGCGCAGGGCCTGCCCCAGCGGTGGGAGATCGCCCACGGGAACAGCATCGCCAGTGTGGCCGTGACCAACGGCGGCAGCGCCGGGGCCGTGGCCGGCATGGTCCTGGACGCCACCACAAGCACGCTTGTGGGCGGCATAAGCCCCGTTGTGACCGTGGCCACAGCCAGCGGTGGCGCCATCCTCACCGTGTCCGTGGATGAACCGGGTTTTGGCCTGCCAGCGTCCACCACCGTCCTGGCCCCCGAGGTGACCGGCGCCGACCTGGCCGTGACCCTGGAAGAAATCCAGGCCATCCGGTTCGACTGCCCGGCGGCCACGGACATCACCCTGACCCTGGAATATGACCTCTCGGTGGATCGCCTGACGGCGGACGCCGACGAATGTCCCATTGACGCCGAACTTGTGGCCCTGGTGGCGGCTGCCCAGGTGGCCGTGACCAACGAATGGCCCGGGTCGGCGGACATCAGGGCCATGGCGGCCCGGCGGCTGTCCAAGCTGCGCGCCGCCAACAGCCCCGGCTTCACCGGCAGCATGACTCCGCCCCAGGCGGCCCGCGTCACCCGCTTCAATGGGCGGATCCGCTGATGCCGCTCTACCTCCAGGGACTTGCCGGCCTCTCTGACGGTACGCTGGCCCTGGCGTCGGGGCTCAAGTGTGCGCTGCTCAAGAGCACCTACACCTTTTCCGACACGCACAGCGTGTTGAGCGATGTTTCCTCCCATGAGGTGAGCGGCGCAGGGTACACGGCCGGCGGGAAGGACCTGACCGAGGGGCAGAGCGCGGCCGGCTCCACGGTGTCCGTGTCCCTGTCCCCGGTGTCGTGGGCCTCCTCGACCATCACCGACGCGGCCGGGGCCCTGGTCTATGACGGGGCAACCGGGCGCCTGGTGGCGTGGCTGCCCTTCGCGGCGGCTGCCTCGACCGTGAATGGGACGCTGACGGTGCAGTTTCCGACGAACCTCACGCTGACGAAGGTGTAACCATGGCCCATCAATACTCCGTCGCCGTCAGGAACGCCCAGCTGGCCACGCTGGAAACAGCCATCGGCACCGCCCCGAAGTTGCAGATCCGCACCGGCGCCAAGCCGGCGGACTGCGCCACGGCTGCGGCCGGCACCCTGCTCTGTGAGATCGCCCTGCCCTCCGATTGGCTGGCCGACCCGTCCGGCGGTGCCGCCTCGATGGCTGGCTCCTGGGCTGCCCTGGGCGTGGCTGCGGGCAACGCCGGGCACTTCCGGATCCTGGACACCGCCGGGACCACCTGCCACATCCAGGGCACCGTGACCGCCACGGGCGGCGGCGGGGACCTGACGCTCAACAATGTCAACATCGCGGTGGACCAGGAGGTTTCCGTGGTGTCGTTCACCCTCACCCGTGGCAATGCGTGAGGGGCTGATCCATGGCCAACCAGACCGTTACCACCGCCGTCAACTACGACGACGCCAGCATTTCCGGCCTGCTCAATGGCGAGGACCTGACGCTCAACGCCGGCACCGTCACCGTTGACGCCGACATGCGCTGGGCGCAGCAGGCGGCGGTGGTCGGCAATGTGACCATTTCGGCGACCCTGGGCGGTCTGTTCCATCTGGACGGGTCCAAGGTGTGGGAGATCGCCTTCGATGCGTCGTCGGGCAATGTGCCCACGCTCAATGCCCTGGGGTCGAACGGCGTCACCGGCGGGACCAGCGGCGCCACCGGCGAACTGATCCGGGTGTGGGCGGCAGGCGAACTGGAGCCACGGGCGGCGGGCGGCGCGATGCCCACCGCCGGCTGGATCAAGCTGCGGTCCAAGACCGGCACCTTCCAGGACAACGAAACGATCACCCTGCCCGGCGGGGCCACCGTCACGGTCAACAGCGCCACCGGCGGCAAGCGGTCGTGGATCCATGTGGTCGGGGAATACCAGGGGCTCATTACGGTCCCGCGCCTGGGCGAGTTCCGGGCCACCGGCGACTGGTACGAGATCGGCCAGACCAACGGCACCGACGACCAGGTGATCCCGCTGCCCGTGGCCGATGCGGTGCCGGGCATCTGGATCGAGACGGGCGCCGGGTCCGGCGTGTACACGCAGTGGGAGAACGCCGGCCTGCGCTGGGCGACCGCCACGCAGTTCATCCCGACCGATACGCGGGGGACCTATTTCGGCCAGTGGTTCACGCGCGGCAGCATGGGCAGCACCAACGGCAGCGCCGTGGTCACGACCACGGACACCAGCGGCTTCGCGGTGGGCGCCCCGGTCATCATGTCGGCCGGCTGGGCCAACACCGACCGCCTGTTCATCACGGCGATCAACCCCGGGGTGAGCATCACCCTGTCGGCCAACGCCAACGCCACCGGCACGCAGACCATCACCACCGTCCGGGCCAGCATCACCCTGGCCCAGCGGGCCAGCAATGCCTGCGGGCTCAAGCCGCCGACCGGATGCCGCATCCGCATCCCGAACATCATCATCAGCACCAGCGAATCCAACTTCGCCGGCAACACCAGCCGTGGCACGCTGGGCGACCGCTGGGAGACGGCCACCACATCGGCCGGCGTGATCGCCCTGGACCATGTGTGTGCGCCGGGGCTCTATCTCAACTGCACCAGCCCGTACACGCTGGAAGTCGAAGATTCGTGCTTTGGCAATACGATCATCGTCAGCAATGTGGCATCGTTCTGCCGGCTGACCAATGTGATCGTCGGCATGGAGGCCAACCGCGAAGCCACGCCGGTACAGATCAACACCAGCCTGACGGAAGTGACCATGGCCGGCGTGCGGGCGACCCGCTACGCCAGCAGCGGCACCCAGCAGCAGTGCATCCAGGTGCAGGACTGCGCGAACCTGACCATGACCGCCTGCTATGGCGGTTTTTTTGGCAGCACCACGGCGGTCACGCGCGGCAACAGCGATGCCCGCTCCATCTTCATCAACCGCACGCCGACCATTGTGATGACCGATTGCGTGGCCATCGGCGGGCGCATCAACCTGTCGCAGTCCAGCGACATCACCGTGACCGGCACGCAGTTCGCGGACCAGCTCAACGGCGCCACGGTGAGCACCAACCCGCTGACCGGCGCGTTTGACATCACCAACACCTGCACCGATGGGCTGATCGACGGGTTCAGCAACTTCGCCGGGCTGGCGAATGTGCATCCGTATGCCAGCATCATCGCCCTGGGCGGCAGCGCCAGCGGGTGGGAGATCCGCAACATCGGCACCCCGGCGACGCCCTACGATTGCGGCAGCGCCAACCAGTGCGCGCGCATCGCTGCTCTGTCGTCCACGCAGAACAATGCCCTGCGCCGGCTGTACGCGGTCAACACCCGCACGGATACCCTGTCCATTGCCAACACCGCGCAGAACACGGTGATCGACAATGTGTGGGGCGATGCCGCCGACTCGCAGGCCATCGCCGGTCTGGCCGTGACCGCCCGTGGCTGCCGGTGGACAAACAGCACCACCGGGCAGGCATCCTGCTACGGCCGCCACTGGGAAGATGCGTTCACCGGGACCACCACCGGCCGCATCCTGATCGCCTGCAATGAGCCGCTGCCGTCCACCACTGGCCAGGTGTCCGCGACGCTGGGCGCCGGCGCCGGGTTCACCAGCACCGGGCAGGTGGCGATGCCCAACCTGACAGATGTGGTCATCTGGGAGATGCCATACTTCGCCCTGGGGCATACCTCGCTGGCGAACATCGCGCCGACCATCACCGGCACCAACACCGCCAACTTCACCCTGGAGTTCCAGTGGGACACGGGATCGGGATGGAATGGGTCGTGGCTGGCCCTGACCGGCGCCAACCTGTCCGGTGTCGGGGCCATCGACTCAAGCACCGGCATCAAGCTGAAGGTCCGCGCCACGGTCAACACCGCCGATCCCACCAATGCGCTGACCTACATTCGCATCGACACCGTGACCAATGCCACGGATCAGCAGATCCAGTATCCGCTGCCGGTGGTGGCGAATCTCGGCATCGTGGACGGGTTCATGGCAAACAGCCGGATCATCGTCTATAACGAGACGACTGACACGGTGATCTACGACGACCGCCCGGCCTCGGCTCCGCTGACGCTGACCTACGACGAAGGCACCGACTTCACCACCGGCGACACGATCCGCGTGTACCATGTGTGGTACAACAATGTGGACGGGTCCACCGCGACCAAGAAAGGCCGGCTCACCGCCCAGGCCGGCGCCACTGGATGGTCGGTCCTGGTCGAGCAGGAAACCTGCACCACCTACGGGGCCTACTACTCGACCTTCGGCACCACCGGCGCGGCGGTCTATGCCACCGGCGAGTTCGCCCGCGATGGCGTGAACCTGCAAATCGACATCAATGACCCGGACAACAACTGGTTCGCCCACCGCATGTTCATGTGGGACAAGTACGACCTCTGGCTCAACAGCGGCCGGCGTGCGTTCTTCCTGCAAATCTCAGCCACTGATGCCGGCAACCTGTCCATCGGGACCCTGTTGCTCGACAACCTGAGCGCCAGCACGGCCAAGCAGGGTGACGAAATCAATGTCGTCAACAGCACCAGCACCCTGCCCGTGGTCAATCCGACCACCGGCGGCGGCGGGCTGACCATGTATTCGGGCGGCAAGATCCTGACCACCACCAGCGGCGGCTTGTCGCCCTCTGAGGCACAGATCAAGGCGTGGGTCCGGGCGGAACTGGCAACCGAAATGGCCCGTATCGACGCATCGGTAAGCACTCGCCTTGCCGCTGCCGACTACGACGACGCCGCCGCGACCGCCGCCGTAACCCTCGCTGCCATGAACGCCGCCCCGCCGGCCGTGAATGTCGCCCAGGTCAACGACATCGCCGTCGTCGGAACCGGGACCGAGCTTGACCCATGGAGCCCGGCATGAGCAGCGCATGGGGCAAGGCGTGGGCTGCCGCGTGGGGCTATGCCTGGGGCGCGATCACCGCCGCAGCCATCACCGGCTCCGCGACCCTCACCGACGACACGGACACGCTGGCCTCCAGCGCCCGGACGCAGGTGTATGGGTACTGTCCGGCCGCTGACGCCGACGATGCGCTGACCTGCGCGGGCGTCCTGACCATCGACGGCGGGGCGGCCCTGGCTGACGAGGCGGACGGCGGCGCAGCTGCGGGAACGGTGGCCATCGACGGCGCCGCCGCGCTCGCCGACGACGGAGACGCCTTGCTTGCCCTGGCGGTGCAGCCGGGGTTTGCTGCCGTGGCCCTGGTTGACGCCGATGATTCCGCCTCTGTGGTGGCCGTGGCCTTCCTGGGCCCGGTCATCGTCGCGCCGGCCAAGGGCCCGTCTGTCCGCAGCGAGCGCGGGACGGGCTCCCTCTACCTCCCGCGCAGGGTGGGAAGCGCCATGGCTGGCGACGGCCGGCCCGGGGCCCTGGTCCGCAATCCGGCCCGGGGCGTCAATCCTGTGGTGATCGCCCGAGCGCCGGCACCGGATCCGCAGCAGGCGGTAGGCGTGGCGGGGTGGGACGCCGATGTGGAGGCTGGAAGCACCATGGACGCTGCGGCGCCCGGTGGGGTCGAGGTGACGCCGTGGACGGTGGACCGCGAGACGATCAACTCCTATTGCTCCGTGTGCAGCTCGCTCAATGCGTCTTACAATGTCGTCACGGTGGGAACCTCCGTCACCCTGCTCTGTGGGTACAATTACCTTTTCACGGTCGGCACGCGGCAGGTTGATGTATCGACGGCGGAAAACTGCTTTCATCGGTATTATTTTGAGAGTGGCACGCAACGCCGCTATGTCACCATGTATTGGCAGGCATCGAGCATGTTCGGCATACCCTATACCGGGACGCCGCAATGGTGCATCTATATCAGCGTCGGGGATTCGGTGGCCGGCCTGTTCCAGATCCTGGTTTTCAAGGGGAGCGCCGTTCCCTGCGACCCGACCGGGCCATATTCCCTCCATTACAGCAATACCGTGTGCGGATCCTCGGGCGTGCCTGGAACAGTGAGCGTGACGACATGACCCTTATCCGCCGCTTCACCGGCCTCAACCTCACCGGGGACGCCAACGGCACCAAGGGTGACCTGGCCGTGGCCGACAATGTGCGCCTGACGGCCTCGGGCGCGTGTGTGCGCCGGCCGGCCTGCATCCTGCGCGCCGCGCTCCCGGCCGGCTCCATCGGCCTGTTCCCCAAGGGGGACAAGCCGGCGATCATTGCGGACTACCTGGCCGACCTGTCGGGCCTGTCTCCCACGGTGCATGCCGACCTGGTGCGCGGCTACGCCGGAACGCTGGCGTCCTTCACCGCCGCCGTCCAGACCACCGACGGGCAGACCGCCGCGCTTCTCACGACCAGCCTGGGCGTGGAACTCCATATCTGCCCCCTGACCACGCCAGCGGCCGCCACGGTGGCGACCCTGGGCTTTACCCCGTCGGCGGCCGGGATCGCCAAGTCCGGCGGGCGCCTGGTCATCAGCGACTACGACGGCACCCGACTCAGGTACAGCGCGGTGGATGATCCCACGGGACCTCACAGCCTGCTTGATTGGACCATCGGGACCACCGACGACGATGGGCCCGGGTTCGTCCAGATCGGGGCCCGTGGCGCCGGATACCGTGACCCGGTGGCCGTGGTCGCGTTCCAGGACCAGATTGCCGTGCTGTGGGCCGACGCCTTTCAACAGTGGGTGATCGCCCCCGACCAGTTGGGGCATCAGCTGGTGCGCTCGATGGTGGGGACCGGATGCGCCGGCCGCGCCACGGTGGCGCCTGCAGGGGATGACATGGTGATGCTCGGGGCCGCTGGCACCATCACGGGCTTCCGCGCGGCAACGATCACCCTGGCCCCGGAGGCGGCCACGCTCGGGGCGGAGATCGAGGACGCCACGCGGGCGCTGTACCTCTCGGGCGTGGATGTGCCGGCCGCCGCCTACTGGCCCCGGCTGGGCCTCTATGTGATCGCGTGGGGGAATGAGGCATATGTCCTGGCCATGGTGCCCGGCTCGCGGTCCCTGGGGTGGACCCGGTGGACGCTGCCGGTGGAGTGCGATGCGCTGTGCTCGGCCGGCGGTGAGCTGTGGATGCGGTCGGGCAACGACCTCTACTCCTTCGACCTCGACGGCAACGACGACGACGGCACGGCCATCCCGGTGCGGGTGGAGACGGCGGAGATCGACGCTGGGCGCGCCGCCAGGGCCACGGCCTACGGGGCAGTCACCACGCATGACACCCTGGCCCAGGTGGTGCGCGAGGGGCGCCCGGCCCGGTCGGGCGACGGTGGAATTGATCCGGCCCTGGGATGGTCCGTGGTCCTGCCAGGACGGGCGCCGCAATGGGCGTGGGCCGTGAGTGCCTACGCGGGCGATTCGTTCGCCCTGCGGCTCCAGAACGCCGCCGCCGCGCCAGGATTCAGCATCGACGCCGCCGCGCTCGACATTGCCGCCGTCAAGGGCGGGAAAGGGGTACGGTGATGGACGCCAGGGATCAAGCCTTCTTGATGGATTTTCTCACCTCGACCGTGTGGCCTGCGGTGCAGCGCAGCATAGCCACGGCGGGCCAGACCGTGTTCCCCACGCGGGGGGCGTGGAATACCACCTATGACATTCCCCGCGTGTGGGTGGATGGCGTCGAGTTGACCACCGTGGCGTGGGCTTCGGCGTCGTCGGTGACAATCAGCGCCCGGACCGCCGGCCAGGTGGTCATCGTGGCCGTCTCGCCCGGGGCGAACAGCGGCTATCTGCCCCGCTCGGGCGCGGCGGCCATGACCGGGCACATGGCCATGGGCGGCTTCCGCGTGACCGGCATGGCGCCCAGCTCTGCGGCATCGGACGCGGTGCGCCGGGACGAGGTGATAGCCCTGGCCTCGGCCGGTGGGGACGCTGACTATCTGCGCCGCGACGGGACCAACGCAGCAACCGGGCCCCTCGACATCGGCGGGTACAAGCTGACCGCCGTGGCGGACGGGACTGCGGCCACCGACGCGGCCACGGTGGGCCAAGTGGCGCTCCTGGACGGGTCGCAGCCCTTCACTGCTCCGGTGGGAGGCGTGACGCCCACCGACTCGGCACACCTCGCCACCAAGGGCTATGTGGACGGCCAGGTGTCCAGCATTGGCGGAGGCGTGCCCATCGGGTCCGTGTTCGCCTTCGCCGGCTCCACGCCGCCCACGGGCTACCAGCTGTGTTACGGGCAGGCCATCAGCCGGACGGACTTCGCGGCCCTGTTTGCCGCCGTGGGGACCACCTACGGGGCCGGCGACGGGTCCACGACTTTCAACCTGCCGGACCTGCGGGGGCGGTTCGTCGTCGGGCGGGACGACATGGGCGGATCCGGCGCCGGGCGGGTCGGCAATTACATCACGGGGTACACCCTGGGAGCGGTGGGCGGCTCGGAGTTCGTGACGCT